ACATAACAAAAACCAAAGTTCAATTTTATAACTACTCTATAATAGTTACTAAAAAAATTTAGAAGTTCAATTTTATAATTAGTATGTTTGATACAAAATCGTTAATTGCGATATGAGCAATAATGATTTCTATAGGGTTAGAACGAGAAGAAGTGTTGGTTTACTTCTTAGAGTTCGTGAAGGTACTGATTTTTTATTTAAAAAACACATAGTTTTTGGAAATAAATTTTAATTTAATATTTATATAAAAATAAGGTATTAAAAAAAAGGTAGTATTTATATCTTTGCAAGAAATTAATTTTTAAAAAGAAATATAATGAGTTCATACGATACTGACAATACCCTACTCTTTGAGATGTTAGGGAAAGGTAGTGGGACTGAAGTGTTCACAACTACTGCACAATCTTCTAAAGATTTTTATGCAATCTATTTTGTACAAGAAAGTGTTATATCTGCAATCACAGCACCAGAGGTAACAAATGCTTCTGCTCTTGTAACTACAATTCCTGCAGGGATGACATTATTCATGCGAGTAACAGCAATCACTTTGACAAGTGGTCTAGCGATTGGTTATTCAGAGCATGATGGTAACATAAATGCATAATAAGTAAAACACTTTAGTAACTAAAAAATATAACGATGCTATCATTAGGTAATAAACTTACTCTTACTACACAACCTATATACAAATTTGTAAACGAACATTCTGTTGACTTTGATGGAGTAGATGATAGGATTATTACTGATGGAGCAGATACTGTAGCACAACCTACTACTTATTCTTTTTGGGCAAAGTCAGGTACGACTGCTGAAAATTTAGGAGTATTTGGACACGGAGCACAACAAATGGGGGCTTTTCATTTTAATTTTTCACAAGGGGGAACAAATAAACCTTTGTTATGGCTTGGTAATTCATATTATGTTTTTTGGAATGATATATCACAACAAGATGATGGAGAGTGGCATCATTGGGTAGTTTATTCAGACCCTAATAATTTAAGTAATTGTAAATTATATTGTGATGGTGTTTTACAAACAGTTAATGTTGTAGTTACATCAGGTAGTTTAATGGCATATACAGAATCTTTAACTATTGGTAGTGATGAACAAGTAGGTGGTTATTCATTTGAAGGCAAGATAGATGAGTTTGCTGTTTACGATAGAGAACTTACACAAGCAGAGATTACTCGTATGTATAATACTTACTACTCTCCAAACAGAGTAGCTAATGGTAACTTTAGTCAGATAGGAAACGAAGAAGTAACTAATGGAGATTTTAGTCAAGAAGGTAGTGAGTTAGTTGTTTGTGGAAATTTTGAATGTAGTTCTCCTTCATCAGATTGGGATGTTAGTGGTTTAGTAACTATAGCTAATGGAGTTGCTTCTTTTGTAGATAATGGAACTAATACAAATAGCCATATAAGTCAAGGTATATTAACTGCAAATAAAACTTATAAAATTACTTTTGATGTTACTAGGTATGTTGCAGGTAATTTGCAATTTGTAATAGGTAGCACTAGCGAAGACCTTTTTGATATAACTTCAGGAGTAGGAAGTTATGTTGTTTATTATACTGTAGCTAGTGGTGGAGCTGAAGATTTATTTAGAATCAAAAGATATGGAGGTTCTCCTAATTTTGATTTTGACATAGACAACGTATCAGTAAAAGAGGTTGGGCAAGATTGGACTTTCGGTAATGGTTGGACTATGGGAGATAATATAGTTACAACAATAGGAGAGGGTGATTATTTTAAACAAACTAATCTTAGTCCAACAGGAACAACTGCATTATATAAAGTTGTATGGACACAAGAAATAACAAATGGAACTAGATTAAGATTTTTTGCAAGAAATTACAATGATGGTTCTACTATAACAACATTATCAGGTTCAGCAACAGGAAGTGGTAATTTTACTGCTGCTAATGGTAATTGTACAGGAAGTGGTACTTATACAGTTTTTGTAAGTACAACAGATGGCTATTCTTTTAAATTATTGTCAGAATCAGGTAATAGTGCTACAGTAGACAATGTATCAGTCAAAGAAGTAGGGCAGCATTGGACATTTGGCAGTGCTTGGTCTACAGATGGTACTAAAGCAATATATGATGATAGTGCTATTAATAGTATAGCACAAACTTTATCTTTATTTGCTTCAAAAACATATAAAATACAATTTAAGGTTAGCAATTCATCAGGTTCAGGTGCAAGAATGAAATTTGGTAATGCAGCAGATTCAGTTGTGTTTTTTGATTACGCATATTATACAGATGGAGAACATACTTTAAATTATAATGCTACATCTAATTCTACTGATTTTAATATAAAAGCACATACAGACGGAAGTTCATTTGACATAGACAACATAGTAGTACAAGAACTAAAGCACGATGCTACAAACTTAATGCTTAATGCAGGTGCTTATCAGTCAGCTAATCCACTAATCACTTCTACTAAGAGTATAGAGTTTGATGGTACAGATGATTACTTACAACTTAGCGAACCTTTTAGCTATACTAATAATACAATATGTGCTTGGATATATCGTAGTGCAATAAATGCTACTGATGAAATATTTAGTGCAAGAGATTCACAATCAGATGGTTTAGATTTAATGGCAAGAAGTTCAGGTGCAATTAGATATAAAGTAAATGGTAATAATATTGATAGTGATAATAATGTAACAGAAGTTAACAAATGGGCATTTGTAACTGCAACTTATGATGGAGCTACTGCTAAATTATATATTAATGGTGTATTAAATGCTAGTTCAAGTATAAGCGAAACAATATCTACAACAACTAATGTAAAAATTGGTAAAGTTAATTATTCAGGTTCTAATTATTTTGATGGTAAAATAACAGAAGTAGGTACTTGGGATAGAGCATTAACATCATTAGAAGTAGCATCACTATACAATCAAGGTATGCCTACTAATCTACTTGTAAATAGAAACAA